CGCACGATCTAAGGAAGTCCAGGCAATATTAGAAGAATTCACATTCATGACTCGGTGCTGTCTATGTAATGACTCGATACCTGTGTCAGAGATCAAAGTGAATCTTACTAACAAGGCGTGGTCATGCAGAAAGTGTCACGCGGTCAATGGCCTCACAAAGCCGTAAATACAGAGGCTTCAAAACGGAGCGTATAGTCGCTAAGTACCTATCGACTTGGTGGGCTCACGCAGACGTTGGAAGGGGTGCTGGCAAAGACATTCTCCATGTCCCGTTCGATATGGAAGTGAAGAGCCGCAGCACCTTCGCACCAAAGGCATGGATCGATCAAGTCACCAAAAGAGCTAGCAAGTCCCAAGACTTGCCCATCGTGGTGTGTCGCTTAAATGGTCAAGGAGAAAGTAGTCCACAAGACTATTTGGCTTTTATGCGGCTTGGTGATTTGGTCGATCTATTGCTTAAGTCAGGTTACGGGGATTTCACGGGTGATATTGCTACACTAGAGCCACAGCGTTGCAAGATGTGTGGCGCGTGGGCGTTCACACCAGTATGCAGAACATGTGAGAGTGATCCCGATGCCAACTTATGAGTTCGAGTGTGACAATGAGAAGTGCGAAAGCAATGCACGCATAGAGGAATGGCTAAGCATTACAGAGCCTCATGACCTTGAGTGCCCATTCTGTCACTCACCTATGCATAAGGTCTACAGCTCTATTGGAGTCAGCTTTCGTGGGACGGGATTCTATTCAACCGATAACAGATAAATGTGATGTATTTCACATTCTATCAATGTCCGAATTGGAGTAGTTTAATATGATTCATCCTCTTGACAGCCGTGTTACTCTCAGGCGAGAGCCCTTCAGGGGCTCAGCACGCGCCCGTAAGGGCAGAGCGCGAGTGGTCGCCTTCGTTATTGGGACAGCTCTATTCATGAGCATTGCCCCTGTATCTCAGGGATCAATAGATGCCACTAAAGAGATCAAGTACGCTAAACAATTAGCTGATTATCAACTAACTGAGAAGCAAGAGAAATGCCATCATGAGATTGTCTATCGAGAGAGTCGATGGAATTACAAAGCCATTGGTAACATAGGCGGCACTAAGCAGGTATATGGGCTCTATCAGATGAAGACTGAGAGCCTAAAGAGAAGCAGTGCTATCACACAGTTTTGGATGTACTATCACTATGTAGGACGTAGATATGGATGGACTGAGTATGAAGATCCTAACTACTGTGGTGCATTGCATCATCTAAAGACTAAGGGATGGCAATGAGTATCTATGGCAAAACCGTACGAGGCTTATGCCAATGTGGTAAGCCCGTAAGAGCTAGGGGTAGAGCCACTAGCGGAGAACAGATATTCGATACTAGATGTTGGTCATGTAGATGCGCATACCGCAAGCATAAGAAAGACTCATGTGCCTTCTGTGGGTTTGTAGCTATACACCCATCTCAGTTAGATGTTGATCATATAGATGGAGATCGTGATAACAACGACCCTAGTAACCTACAGACTCTGTGTGCTAACTGTCATAGACTGAAGACTCATATCAACAACGATCACCTAAAGAGATGATAATGCCTAAGAGTAAAGACCCTAGAGATAGCCGAGCATGGCGAGCCTTACGCAAGGACATCCTCGCTAGGGATGGGTACACCTGCACCTATTGCGGTCAGCCTGCAGATACGGTGGATCATGTGCTCAGTATCAAGGGACATCCTGATCTAGCCATGTCACCTGAGAACCTAACAAGTGCCTGCAAGTCGTGCAATTCACGCAAGGGATCACGCTCAGAAGCGTCTTTTTTAGCACGACAGTTCACCCCCCCTGTATTTCCTTCCTTTATCTCCCCGAAACGGTCAAGACCAGTCACAGACTCACCCTTTACAGTCCGACCTGATCCCGAAAGTTCCTAATGGCTACCAAAACTGGCAAAGCCCTACGAGGGGCAACTAAGCCAAGGGTCCACACACCCTTCCTTAAAGGCAAAACTAGAGGCGATGAGGTCATTGAGTTTGCTAAGCAATTAGGCGAGCCTTTGATGCCTTGGCAAGAGCTTATCGTCAAGGATTTCTTCACAGTAGACGGCAAAGATAAATTCATAAGACGTAGTGGGTTGCTATTAGTAGCCCGCCAATCAGGAAAATCGCATCTCGGCCGAATCATGTGCCTTGCCCACCTATTTCTATTTAAGAGTCCTCGTGTGCTTATAGCCTCATCCAATAGAGCGATGGCATTGGTTTCATTTCGAGAGATGTGTTACCTCATTGAGAGCCATGACTTTCTTAATCTTCAAGTAAAGGCTATCCGTTACGCAAACGGCACAGAGTCGATCGAGTTACTTCCTGAGTTCGGCGGCGGTCGCTTAGATGTAGTCGCAGCAACTAGGGATGGCAGCCGCGGACGTACAAGTTATTTCACCTGGGGCGATGAGCTCCGTGAATGGTCAGAGGAAGCCTTTACAGCCATCACACCTACGACTAGAGCGACAGATGGTCAAACATTTTGGACTAGCAACGCTGGCGATGCTTTTAGCCTGCCGCTTAATTCGCTTAAAGAGAGAGCGAGCGAAAACCCTCCTAAGACATTTGGGTATTACGAATACTCAGCACCTAACATGTTAAAGGTAGACGTTAATTCTAAAGCATTTTGGGAAGGTGTCGCACAAGCCAACCCAGCGCTAGGAATTAGAGTTTCGAGAGAGGCTATTGAGGAAAGTTTATCCACCTCAAGCCATGACGCGATTATGACCGAGCTTCTTTGCTTGTGGGTCTCCAGTTTGCAGAGTCCGTTCCCTCCGGGTGCGCTTGAGGAGTGCGGAGATAACAGTTTAGAGATGTCACCCGGCCCTTATACAGTATTTGCCTTCGATGTTTCCCCGTCGAAAAGAATGGCTTCGTTATGCGCTGGCCAATTACTTCCTGATGGACGCATTGGAATCGGAGTACTTCAGCAATGGCAGAATGACGTGGCTATTAACGATCTAGAAGTGGCGGCTGGCATCAAAGGATGGGCTGATCTTTATCGCCCACGACAGATCATGTTCGATAAGTACGCGACGCAATCCATCGCCGATCGCCTTGCCAATGCTGGCCAAGTCGTTGAAGATTGCAGTTCAAATAACTTCTATCAGGCTTGCGGAGACTTGCTCGATGCAATGGTCAATCGTAAAATGGTTCATAATGGGCAAAGGTCAATCATTGAATCCTTTGAAAACGTGGCTGCCAAGGTTACAGATTCAGCGTGGAGAATCGTCAAACGCCGATCAGCTGGCGACATTTCAATTCCGATTAGCGTCGCCATGATAATTTGGAAACTAACAAAACCTCAACAAACGGCGGCAATCTATACTGAGTAGTGTATAATTGCCCTCTATGGGTATCTTCGATCGTAAGTCAAAGAAGCTAGAAGCTCAATACGCTCCGCAGGTCATGGGAGAAAGTATCTTCTCGCTTAACTCTGCGATCATGCCTCGCATCGGCCGCAAGGAAGCGATGTCAGTTCCCTCTGTAGCCCGTGCCCGTAATCTTATTTGTGGCACAGTAGCAAGCATCCCTTTAGAGTATTACAACAAGCGCACTGGCGAAGTTATCGCTCCGCCTCGTTGGATCACTCAGCTTTCAAAGTCTCAGCCTTCATTCGTAACCTTAACTTGGATCATTGACTCTCTTCTAATGTACGGAGTCGCTTATCTTTTGGTCGAAGAGCGTTATGCGGAAGACGGACGCCCTGCATCCTTCGAGTGGATCGCTAATAACCGAGTAACATTTACAACTGACGTTCTCGGAATTATGATCGAGCAGTATTACGTTGATTCAACTCCGATCAACATGAACGACATCGTCACAATTCAAGGATTTGATGAAGGCATTCTAGAACGCGGCGCTCGTACTATTCAGGCCGCGATAGATGTTGAAAAAGCCGCCGCCGTGAATTCTGCACAGCCTCAAGCCGCAGGATATTTGAAGAATACTGGCGCCGATCTGCCACCTGCAGAAGTTCAGGGATTACTCGCAGCTTGGAAGCGCAGCCGTCAAAATAACTCCACCGCATACCTCACATCGACGTTAAGTTATGAGGCGGTTGCGTTTTCACCTAAAGACATGCAGTACACGGACAGCATCCAGTCATTTTCCACTCAGATTGCAAGATTGTGCAACGTCCCGGCCTACCTACTGAGCAGCGAAGCCAACACGTCGATGACGTATTCCAACATTCAGGACGAGCGCAAACAATTCTTCGCTCTATCAATCGAGCCTTACGTTCAGGCAGTACAGACTCGCCTCAGCATGGATGACATCTCAACTTCAGGGCATGAAGTGCGTTTTGCGGTTTATGACACATTCTTAAAGAACGATCCAATGACAGAGTTAGCAGTAATTGAAAAGATGCTTGCACTAGGACTTATCACTACAGAGCAAGCGATGGAAATGACAGACCTAACACCTAACGGCAGCGAAGGACTAAGTTAATGGAAACACTATACATCGAAGCATCTTCTATCGAGTGCAGCGAAGAACGTCGCGAAATCTCAGGCAAGATTGTGCCACTTGGCACAGGTGAGATCGGTAATACTAATCTCGGCGCTTACAGCTTTGAGGCTGGATCTATTGAGATCGCAGATCCGTCAAAGATCAAATTACTTAGCCAGCATGACATGAAGAAGCCAATCGGTCGCATGATCAGCGCAGAAACTCGCGCAGACGGCATCTACGCAACCTTCAAGCTAAGCCGTAGCACAGGCGGCAATGACGCCCTTGTGATGGCTCAAGAGGGATTGGTCACAGGGATGTCGATTGGTGCGGAGATCATCGCATCAAAGCCATCACGCAATGGTCACACAGTCGTATCAGCGGCTAAATTAAAAGAAGTTTCTCTAGTAACAGAGCCAGCATTCAAGTCTGCTCAAGTCCTAGAGATTGCAGCGGAAGAAGCGCCAGCCGAAGCCGTAGAAGAAACCCTACCTACAGAAAGCGAGACAGTCGTGGAAGACACAACAGTCGAAGCAACACCAGTAGAGGCTGCGGCTGTAGAAGCTGTTCGCCCTACAATTTCAGCACGCGCCTACACACAGGATCGTGTAGCACCAATCACATCAGCACAATATCTCGGAGCACAAATCAAGGCTGCAATGGGCGATGACGAAGCTCGTCGCGTAGTTCGCGCTGCCGATGATTCAACTTCAACCAACACAGGTCTTACATTGCCTGCGCACCTCAACATGTTCGACACAACTACATTCTCAGGCCGTCCTGCATTCGATGCAGTAACTCGCTCAGGTGCAGTCCCACAGCTTAGCTTCACCATTCCAAAGATGGGCACAGCGCCAACGACAGCCGTCACAGCTGAAGGTGCAGCACCATCTGAGACAGGCATGACTTCAACATACGACACAGTCACAGCCGCTAAGTACTCAACACTTAACCGCGTCTCTTTCGAGCTTCTCGACTTCTCTAATCCTGCATTCGAGACATTGCTTATGGACGAAATGCGTAAAGGCTACGAGAAGGCAACAGATAACGCTCTCCTCGCATACTTCACTTCAGCTGGTACACAGGCAACTGGCGTAGCGGCAACAGCGGCAGGACTCCAAAGCTTCATCGCTACACAGGGTCCAGCGGCTTACAAGGCAACAGGCGGAGATTATGCTAACAAGCTAGTCGCCTCAACAGATCAATGGGCTGCAATCCTCGGATACGCAGACACCACAGGTCGCGCATTGTTCACAGCCGAGTCACCAATGAACGCACAGGGATCAGCATCAATCAACTCTGTCGTTGGCCGTGTACTAGGTGCGGATTTAGTAGTCGATCACAACATTGCAACTGCAGGAATCATTGACGAGTCAGCATTCCTCGTCGCTCCAAACTCAGTCTATGTTTGGGAATCCCCTGTCACGAATTTGAGACTTAATGTCCTAACTTCGGGCGAGATCGAGATCAACATGTACGGCTATTTAGCGATTCACGCTAAGGCTGCAGGAGCAGGCATCCGCCGCTTCAACCTCTCCTAATAAGAGAACCTAAGTCGCTGGCGGCGTAGTGCCCTTCTACGCCGCCAGTCTTTAGAAAGGATCAGAGCATGGCATTGACAACAGTTGCAGAGCTTCGCACCGCCTTAGGCGTTGGCACTCTCTACGCTGACGCGACGCTTCAATCTGTCTGCGACGCAGCGGATAACGTACTCTTACCTTTTCTATGGAGTAACACGACTCCGATCATTGGGCACAGCAATACAGCCAACACGGGCACTTCATACTTTGATGAACCTGTCAAAGATGTCTTTTATGTAGGTCAGACTTTAGTGATCAGCGGATGCGGATCAAAACATAATGGATCAAAGACTTTGACCAATGTTGGAGATGATTCGATCACTTATGCAATTACTGGAAACAATAATGCCGTAACACCTTTTCATCCAATCAACCCTTATGGCGTAGCAGCGGCAGAGACTTATCTTGATCCTTCAACAATTCCAAGTATTCAAGAGGCCAGTTTGATGATAAGCATTGACATTTGGCAGAGCCGTCAAGCGCCATCATCCGGCGGAGTAACGATTGACGGCTATCAGCCTTCACCTTATCGCATGGGCAACACCCTTCTCGCTCGCGTCCGTGGCCTTATCGCGCCTTATCTCGATCCGAGATCGATGGTGGGCTAATGGCCGCCATATCAACACTCCGAGCAGGTATCGCAACAGCCCTTATCGACAATGCTAAGTGGTCTGTATTTTCATTTCCACCTCCAACGCCTATTGCTAACAGCGTCATCGTCTCACCTGCAGATCCTTACATTTCGCCATCTAACGGATGGCACGCAACAATTTCGCCAATGGCTAACTTTCAACTGACCATCCTCGTGCCTCTTTTGGATAACGAAGGCAATCTCAATGGAATTGAGGACAATGTAGTCCGAGTGTTTAATCTACTCGCTGCATCCTCATACACCTACAACGTCACAGAGGTATCGGCTCCGGCCGTCCTGAGTGCCGTCTCAGGTGATTTACTTACATGCAATATCAATATCTCAGTCCTAACGAGTTGGAGCTAAAATGTCCGAGTGGGAAAAAGAGCAAGAAGCCTT